AGAAACATATGACAAATATCGCAGGGGAATTATTAAATCTGATATGTTGGATGCTTTTTTGGATGAAGATGAGGATAGAGCACTGCAATTACTAGCCGCTTGGAATAGAGCTAACCCAGATAGACCATTTAGTTATAATGATATTGATTGGAATTCAATGTGGGATAAAGCTAAGCGTAAAGCAGAAAAAAGACTTAACCCTTAATAAGTTTTCTTATATTTTTTAGAACCCACAGTTTTATAATTTAATACACGCGGATTCAAAGCTTCATATTCCGATTTCTTTTGTTTCCTATATTTAGTTTGAGCAGGCTTGCTCATATCCAACCAACATTCAGGTAATGGTTCTACCCTAGTTTCATAGCCTGATGCCATGCCACAAAACAAAAAAGTCTTATCAGATTTAGAGTCGGTCATTGGATTCCAATTGGATTCGCCACAGAAAGCGCATGATTTGTCTGCTTTAGGGCAATATTTGAACACAGACCCCTTATTGTCGTTAAAATTAAGATTTGCCAAAAAAAAGTGCCCCTAATTTAGCGTATACGGCGATAAAAAAAGTTTTTAAATACAAAGTATGGCTACTTGGGGAGACGAGGAATATACCCTCGTCTATCCCCAAATTGCAAGAAATTTAGAATGCTGGCTTGGATTGTCCTTTATTCCCAAATTTCTCTGACGGTTCCTTGAAACTCATGTAATAATACTCGTTTCCGGCCTTAGAGTGACGCTTCCACATCGCAAACTCCATGAGTGTTTCTCCGACTTTACCTTTACCAGTAAAATCGGGTTGGTTTTCCGCCGACTTTTTGTCATTAGCAAATACCGTAGCGGTATTCTCTTTATGTTCAAATGCCATTATTGGCTCCTTTGTTTGTTAAATCTTTTAGCGAGTTTAATGTCAACCTATTCAGACCAATAACCACTGGTTAGAAAAAAGCTTTGGTGCCAACCAATCATCACACCCGCTAAATAGAATCTTTGATTAATGAAAGTAGTAAGCAGTAATGGTCAAGAGGTACGACCATATATGGTTCACCCCTATCCTCTCTTATTACCACTCCTATTTCTTCTTTTTCAGGCTTAACCCAAGTTGCAATCGTCTTTCGCCTTTTACATCCATAGTATTTACCTTCAATTTCAACATCTCCCATTTCATGTTGGGCCCCACCTCTGTCTCTATTAAACGCCTCTAACTTAAATTCTTTGGCTAAGTTTACTGTCTGCCTCTGGAGTTCCGCCCCCCTTTGCCTGTTCCGCTTCCCTCTCCTTTGATTTTCTTTCTTCTTCTTTTTGTAAGTACTCTGTGAATTTTTCGACATCTTTATTCCATATTAAGTAGTTTTCAAATAATCCCCGAACCATTCTAAGTTCTTGGCTTAGTTCATAAAGCGTTCGGAACATATAACCTATCTGTTCATCACGCTCTTTATTAGTTGTTTTATTCTTTTTAGATTTCATTGTATTGCCATCCTTACTTTATCTCCTGTCTCCCAACAGTTAGGACAGGTTTTATATAAATTCTTAGAATCAGATTCATAAGTATAATTACACTCTGGGCAAACATAATTCCATGTAAGTTTATCTTCACCCTGCTGTCCATATACAACATCAGGCTCTTGCTTTTCAATTCCAAATATATGTTGGGGGTTCATCAATTCTTCTATGGGCAATAGGATTAAACTTGAACTGTTATTATCTCCACCTTTAATATCGCGCTTTGGATTTCCTAGATACTTACGACACATATCTCTAATAATATCAGTCTTTAGGAAGATTGCAATGTTCTCATTTTGTTGTTCATCTACCAATACATAGGCAACGTATTTAGCTTCGGTCTTTGCGATTCCACTCGGCTTACCGTGCATCCCATATTCTACTGCTATATTGCCAGTTTTCCAAGCTTTATAATCTTTTTTAAACTCAATAGTTTCAAGTAAATCAGCCCATTTATTCTCTGAAAGCTTACCTTCCATTAGGTTAACATCGAACCGATAGTCAGCCTCACCCTCTTTGCGAGCCTGTTTGGTAATTTCCCGCAGTTGTCCTTCGTTTAACTCTACGCTAATGTGTTTCATTCGACTTGTCCAAAGGATTTGTACTCATTACGTCAGTTGACCCTGACCCTGATTTATTATTCCATTTGAGTTCTACCTTGAAACCAAGTCGTTCACCTTTACGGCTGACCCATTCGATAAAGTCTCGGATATCTTCGTCAGTAGTATCTTCAGATGGATGTATATATAGTTTGTTCCATTCCATTAAAATGGCACCTCCCCTAATTTCTTTTTAAGTGTAGCTACGGGGTAGCGCACAGGATTCCCAGATTCATTGACAAAATTTTTATAACTTACATCAATGACAACCTTGAATCCATCTATCATATCAAACTGAAGATATGGTAATGTAACCTTACCACCATCTTCCCTATCCAACCCTAGAATACCACAGAACTTAGCAAAACCCCAGTTCCTACTGGGCTTAAAGTTATATCCTGCTTTCTCCTTATATCGAAACACGCCGTTATCCCTAACATCAGTATTCTGATATTCAGAATTAGCGACTCTATACACAGGCTTGAATATATCAGCTATGAAACCACCACATTTGACATTCTCTGTCATTTCTAACGAGGTTATGGTTGCTTCATATTCTCCCGATGGTAGCTTGGGCCCACTCCCAGTTTCACCGGGGATATAATATGCGTTACCAGACACTATTTCTTGTAAGTGTCTTTAATTTTTTGTATCCTGTCAAGAGAATCTTGCAGGTTAACCATGGTAATTTTACCATTTTCAAGAGCATCTAGTACTCTTTTAAGGTCTGGTTCTTTAAGACCTTCGGCATCCATATGAACCATTCCTTTAACAAAAGCCTTTGAGCCTTCTTCCTCAGTCTTAACAACTTCCTTACATTTATCAATAGACATCAAAGGTGATTGTGATTCTTCTGGTGTTTTCTCGACGGTAAGGTCGTCTCCGACACCCTCCATAACGTAATCTACAAACCCTTCTATTTTTCCCATCTCAGATGGCACTAGCATACCACCCGATTTATACAGTTCTAAGGCAAATCCATAGCGTACCTTGCCACGATTGACCTTATCCCAGTTGACATTTTCATTATTATCCATAATGTTATCCTCTTTAGTTAATCCATTCCTTTAATTCCACCGCCACAAGCCTCAAAAAAAGAACAATATTTAGCATTGCATTCCCAATCCTCGACTGGAGCAAGACCTTTATGTATAGGCGGTAGACCTTCTTTAAACAGTTCCTGTACCTTTAACCAATAGCGCTCAGCCATGTCAATATAAGTACGAGGAACTCTTAATTCTTTTACACGAGAGTTATTCTTATTGTAGAATAGTAAGGCCATCTTCCTTAGCTTAATACCCTTCTCTCTAAAATATAAACCATACGTTCCAAGTTGTATTGCATAATTCTGTGGAGGCTCTTTACTTCCATATCTACCAAAGATAGATTGCCACTTATAATCATTACAGGTCTTGATATCGTACAATGCTCCATCTTTTAATACCATCGCATCGAGAAAGCTTCTCACATTTAATCTAGGTATGGTGATTTCTTTCTCTATAAACACCTCTACATCATTCTCGTCTGCATATTTCTGTAAAGCATCTTGCATATCTGTATGGACTAAATCACCTAATCGAAACAATCGCATGGTATTTGAATCCTTATCGCCTGATGGCAAACCTTCTACTTGTGCATAGTAATGTTTTCTAACGCACATACCGGCTCCAGAGGCGTGATACCACGTATCTTGACCTTCGTAGCGTTTCTCGAAGTTTTCGTCCTTTAATTCAAGTATATAATCATCATATATCTTAAACAAATCAAGCATCTTCGGTAGGCTCCCACATTAATACAAGTTCACGGACTAAATTAGGGCAAACACTTTTTATGTTTTTAGGTTTAATTCTTTTTAAGTTTTGGGACTGGGCATTTCCTACCATCTCTAAGATTGCCCTATGAACCCAATCGTCAATATAATTAAGAGCCAACACGTTGACCTGCACCCCATCTTTATTGAACAGTTTTTTAACTGCACTTTTATTTAAAACCATCATATCTCTCCAAATTGATTGCCCTAAATTAATACTGTTTCTAAGCATATTCAATTAGAAATACGTTTTTCTTCTTCATCAGACCACTTATCTAGCAAATCTAGTTCCTGTCTAATGAAGTCTGATATGATACTCATTGCCTTGTAAATCCCCGCTATATACATCGTGTTCTCAGCATATACTTCATTGCTATGCTCTCTACCATGTTTCCGATTCTGTTCACGCGTTTGTACAATCTCGTCCCTCATTTTATTTAATATCTGTTCCAACTCTGCTAACACTCCTTATCACTCCTTTGTTATTCAAATTAACTTTCCAATTACTACGCCAATCAACATTGCAATAATAATATGCCTATGTTTCTTAGCCTCAAATATCAATGTGATTATAAAATCAATTGTTACTCTCTTTAACTCACTCATTGCCATTTTGTTCCCTACTTTCTTTAATTAATGCACCTATCAACAAACAATAGTTTCGTATATCTCTTAACCGTCCTTCTATTGGCTCGTCAGATGCTTCCCTACCATCTAATACAAAGTTCCTTACACTATCCATATGCTTTAACAGATAGACCATGGCAACAAACTCCGGTTCGCACTTCAATCTTTCCGCAATGGATTTAAAGTTCTTTAATTTATCCTCATCACTTACTGTATATTCCTTTCCTTTCACTCTCATTAATTCCATCTCAATCTTAAATTCTTTATCTGCCCACTTAAAAAAATCCTTTACCTTCATATTGAATACCCTTTCAATACAGAAAAGAGTCTTTGAATCTCAGTATCCTTTAATCTATCCAATAACTTTCTCTGTAATTTTAATTTCATTAATGATTTTATCATTGTTTCTCTATCATCTTTGTCCATAATAACTCCTATCTACGACAAATTTAGTCGTATATAATAGGGAGGCAGTCAATAACCAAACCACCTCCCCTAAACGGGCGCCACCATGGAGGGAAAGGAACGGGGATGAATAACCCGAAAACGCCTCCAACGCCCTTGTAATCATGCTTGTCTACCCCTAAACATATCAAACATATTATTCACAGTTCTCTCTAGTAAGCCGGGGGCGTTCACGCCCTTTTTATATCCCGCCCTGTATCCTCTCATATATACCGCCTGTTCGTTGGGGTTAGTACTTCTTTTACGTCCTTTTTTAGCCATCTATTCTCTCCTCTTCTATGTCTATTGCATCAGCAACGTCTTCTGGCATTATCTCATGCCCCTCACATTTAGGATTTTCACATCCTAATCCTATTTCTGTAGAGCCATCACCCGTGTAGCTTGATGAGTAAGCCCACCAATACATCCTCTTATCACAATTAGGGCAATGCACTTCTGATTTATCACCTTCCATTGTCTTTTTTCCTCCACTGGGTTAACGAAAACAAAAACGTCCATTGATACTTAATTAAGAAAGCTAAGATTGATTTCACGATACCAATCTGCCTATATAATTTGTTGCGTATCTTGTTAGATGATGAGTTAGATTACTGGCAATCGCATTATCTACATCTATCATCTCTCCATAAATATATTCTTCGGGAGCATTGGTAACCAACCACCTTGAGCTCTCTGTCAATTTTATTAACTCGTCATGGTCTGTTGGTACAACATCTTTAATGATAGTTTCCAATCCTCTATCCCGATACCGATACATCTTCAACGATGCTAAGTGCTTTCGCACTCCCTTCTCTACCATCTTCTCTAGGTATTTTACACTATTCTTTTTCATTACTATGCCTCCTTTATGTATGGCAAAAACTGCGACCAACCTGTCTCATTTATTTTTTCTCTTATTTCGGGTTTATCATAAAAGTCCAATTGTTCTTTTAACATCTCTTGTATAGAGGTTAAACAGGAATCGTTAACTCCTTGTTTTGTAAGCCACTTTAAAGGATGTTTACTTCCTATCTCTATTTCAAGTTTATATTGTAATAATTCTAAGAACACATACAATGCCTTCTCCATTTGCGCTCTTGAATATTGCGAGTATCGTTTCATTGTTTTTCCTTTCGTTTATTGGTTATCATACTTCTTTAATGCGCTACTGTGCAAAAAGTTCCATATTGATTTTTTGAGCCTCTGAGTTTTGTGTTTTACGCCTAAGCAACCTTGAAGTGCACCTTTCGTGGATATCTCGGTTCTCTCCGAGCTCCCAATCTCTCCGCAATAGTATTGGGATTTTAGAGGCTCATTGTTTAAAGGGCTTGGCGTAGATGTTAATTCATTGTCCGTTAGGAACAACCAAGCCCTCTCATTGAAGACACTTGCAAGAGTCTCTCTCTCCCTGTGCAGTAGTCTTTCGTTATGTCCGTGCGACGGCTTCACAACGTGCTACCTCCCTGTAACAAATGTGTCATCAAATTAATTTTATTCTTATTCATACTACTTATAGTCAGTTCGTTTCAGAAAGTTCCGTACTTTCTTCTTTATTTATTAATTTCAACAAGTCCATAGAACTAGATACAATGTAACCGGCTAACTCTTTCTTGGTTATTGGTACTACATCTTGACTGTCCATGTCGGCGACATCACACTCCTTATCAAGCGATATTGATTTAAATGATGTACTATTATCAAGATATGTTTCTGACACCGTTACTACAATGTTGTCTTCTTTGTGCCATCCACATTCTTTAATATCCTCTTTCGGTAAAACTTTCATTAGTTCTGATGCTTTTATTATTGTATTCATTATTTTTCCCTTTCAATTTGATGGATTGCTTTCATAGCTAATAAAACATCCTTAACAGTGTATCCAAGAATAGTACCGCAACAACTATCCCATATATAATTATCCTCAAGAAGTAAGCAATGGTTTTCAGGTGTAACGTGGTAAGATTCAATCCTTTTATCTGATTCTGCAATTTTGTCTAAAACCTTTGAACGTTTCATTTTTATTTCCTTTCTTTTGGGGGCGGGTTTCCCCACCCCCTGTTATTTTAATTATCCTACGCCTTCTTCTTTAGCAATCTTATTCATTAACTCGATTGCTTTGGCATTCTTCTGTTTTAATAATCCATCATTTGAAATTGTAATCTTAATTCCTTTTTCTGCCAATTTAGCTATGTCTTTTTTTCTTAGTTTCTTCATTTTTTATTTCTCCTATTTTTTTTGTTTGCGAATCTATCTCTTATACGCCAAGAGTTTCAAAAAGTTCCCGATTATTTTTTTCACGACGATAAATTTATTTTTCATAATCTAATCATTTTATAAAATTTCAGCAAAACAGGGTGTATGTTCTCCCATATAAGCACCGACTATATTATAATAGTAAAAGTCTATTGCCTCTGATTCTGACATCCCATCTCGATTTTGTAATGTCTTTAAACATTTATCTTTATTGTACAATACAACTGGATTCATACCATATCTCTCTACAATACCTATAATCGCATCGTCAAATCCATCTGCAATCAGTACGTCGGGATAATTATCTTCAATAAATTCTAATCTATCTTTTGCATCCATTTTCATCTCTCTTAATTTTTTGTTCCTCATATACGACATAAAAGGTCGCATTTCTTTCTTTCATTGTCTTTACTTGGTGGCAACTTGCACATAGAATCCTACATTTATTTGCCTCTTCCGTTAGTTTTTTCTCATTACTTCTTACCATATTGGTAATATTATCACTCTTCTCATATCTACCCTTATGGTCAAATTGTAATTTTAACATATCCTTTTCTCCACAATACTGACAAGCCTTGTTAAATAAGTAATTATATTTCCATAGAGCATACCTTTTATTCAATCTCTGCCGATTAGTTTGTTTATATTTCTTATTTCTTTTACTAGTATTTGCTTTGCTTAGAGGATTGAGCCAATAACTAACAGTAGATTTAGAACATCCTAAGTCTCGTATTATTTGACTATAAGAAAACCCCTTATTTCTTAACTTTAAAATATCTTCTTCCAATGTTTTTCTAATGCGTTTTTCTGCCACCACGTTTCCTTTTTATTTCGTTTATTTCTTGATTGTCTTTCCAAAGACGAACCCCCTCATGCCACCACCAACCATTCCCATTTTCTTTAAACAACTTATCTCGGTCTTTCAAATACTGGGGGTCATCTATATCCCCTTTGTACTGCCAACCCTTTGTCCAATCTTGCCAGTCTAAATTTCTTGACACATTATTTCTTACTTTTTTTCTTGGTCGTTCTCTTTTGTTTTGGTTTTTCAAAGTAATCACCTTTTTTCACGCTAACTATCTCAAGTCCAATTATTTCGGTAAGGTTCTTTTCTATATCCTTCTTACTCATATTATCCAACATCCTCTCTGCCTCTTGTTCTGATTCAGCATCTATTCCCACAACATACTGACGTTCTTCTTCTAATGTGTATGTATATTTTCGCATTTATTTCTCCTTTATCTTGTTCCAATCAACTCCCTTGCGTGGGAATTTTCTTTTGACGTACTTCTTTCTAGTTTTTTTAACTTTATCTATTATCGCTTTACTATTTGTCATCAACTACCTCACTTTATTTCGTTAATATATTGGTTAATCTGTCCACTCTAAACTATCTCTCCATAAAGAACAATGGGTTACGTTAGTTGTATTCTGACAATCACTTTGAATACCATCTGTAAGTGTAATATATATTTTATCA